TGTATTCGAATCTACACCCATTTGAGGGGAAACCTTGTCGCCTCCGGCGAGGTTCGTTTCGTTCACTTTGTTAGGGGATTCGTGGGGAATCGGTGATTATGGCACGCTCTTATGCTCTTGATCTTAAATGCTTTACCTTAAAAACACCATGCATCATCCCTGAACTACTCTTACCCTCGTTCTCTCCCTTGGAACTCAATCGACTCTAAAAGAGAAACAAATCAAAAGCTGGTCTCAGTTCCCGAAAAGCGGTAGTTAGGAAAAGAAATCCCGCCGAGTGCGTAGATCGTGCGAAATTCGGCAATAAAAGATTGAGGCCGTTGCCATCCGGCTCGCAGAGCGGGCTTTCCGGGCGGCCCCCAAATTGTTCCTTGACGATGTAAAGAATACTTGACACGGTGGGAATATACGGAAATGTCGGGAGACTTGCAACCGTTACCCGATTTACCCGATAATCTAGTGATGGGGGTCACGGAAAAGCGGAGGGATAAAGATTTCTCTTGACTTCCTTAAAACCGCTCCGTATATTTGGTATGTCAAACATTTGGAGACTGAGATGAAAACACAGCTTGAAATCCTTCTCAATCGTCTGCACCGTCCAATGTATCGGGCCAGCCTGAAACTCAATCCCAAAAAGGCGGAAGAGGTGCGACTATTTGTTTTAAGGGTCTACGGGATTGATCTGTCTTTGGAGGTGTAAATGATCCTCGCCATGCTCTTAATTTGCTGTCTACTCCCCGCCGTAACATGGGGCTTGTGGACACTCATTCGGATGTTGAGACCGTAATTCACTATTGGAGACCGCCATGACCTACACCGAAGCAAAAGAAGCAATCGAATCATCAGACCGGGCAACCCTGGAGTCGGCCCTTGCTGAGTTTGACGAGGAAATTGTACTTGCCGCGATAGCTTGCTCCATCAATCTCTCCGATATTGGAGAGGCGTACCAAGGTAGACACGCATCCGACGAGGATTTCGCCCAACAGCTATGTGAGGACGTCGGAGAGATCCCAAAAGATTTCCCGGCGTACATCCGTATTGACTGGGAAAGAACGGCGAGGAATATAATGATGGATTATTCGGAAGATAACGGACATTATTTTCGCAACCTTTAGGGTGACGAAATGACAAACAATACCAAACAACAGCACACGGCGGGAAAGTGGCGGGTCGGTAACCGTCTACCGGAAGATAACACGCTGGAAGTCTGTGGTGAGAGTCTAAAGGAATCTCCGTTAGCGTATATTTCGCCGCGCCCGCATTACGACGATACGCAGGTCGCCAACGCCCGCCTGATCGCCGCCGCGCCGGAGATGTTGGAGGTGTTGAGGAATCTCGTGGATTGCTCAACAGAAAATCCGGGAGACTTCAACCCACGGTTTGACCCGTTTTTATCGAACGCCCACGCCATCCTCGCCAAGATCGAGAAGGGGGGAGAGTGATGACCTGGATCGGGATAGTCGTTCTGATCTGTGTGGTTCTATTCGTCCGCCTTGCTCGGAATGGTGGTGGGGGGGAGGTGGGGAGGCGGATAAGAAACTCGGATCACTTCGCTTGGGAGTGCGCCATCCAGGAACAAGAGGAAAAACTGCGTGAACTCCGGGAGGCTGAGCCTAAATGAACGCCAACATTCGCATATACGATAACGGCGGTAAAACGTTCGACCGCTACACGGTCGTCTACATGGACGAACCAGACTTCGGTGGTGGATACGAGGGGTGCTACGCTTGCGTGGGAATGTCAGAGCATCCCTTTGACCCTCAGGGGTTCAGTCAACACTCGACCGCTCGGCCCGGCCGACACCTAGGCTGGAGAATCAAGTGGGAGGACTTGCCGGAGGATTGCCAGAAGCTAGTCCGGCGCGATCTTGCGGTAGACGTTCAGGACATTGAATCAATCACCAGACTCTAAGGAAAACACGCAATGAAACACCCCTCCCTCCTCGTGTTGATCGGCTTCACTCCCTGGGTCGCCGTGCTACTCGCCGCTCAACTCGCCCGGACATACTACGGCCTACCCTGGGGTGACATTGTGCAAAGTAGTGGGCTTCTAATCGCTGTTGCGGTAACACTTTACAGCGCATTTCGATATATCGTTAACAAATAAACCGAGGGAAACATGGAAACTGTCATTGTGAGTAAATCTTTCTACGAGGCCGTACAGAAGCTAGCTGATGCGGCTGATGATGCAATTGACTACCTCGGCAATGAAGACCACTTGGGGTTAGAGGCGGTACGCCGGGAAGTCAGGGAAACTTTAACCGTCGTCCTAGATGAATTTGAAGAGATGGAACGACTGAAAATCGCCGGACTTCTGTAAACAATTTCAAACGAGGGAACAAATGACATTTAAACAGTTACAAGAAAAGATCGGCAAACAGAAACGCGCCGACTGGAAACAGCATCCCAACGGGAAGGGGTGGGTGAACAAGGCGGCAACCGTAGACGCTTCGGTGTTTATTGGAGACAGTGCAATCGTGTGGGCTGGTACGGTCTCGGGCGATGCGCAGGTCTACGGCAATGCGCAGGTCTACGGCAATGCGTGGGTCTACGGCTATGCGCGGGTCTACGGCAATGCGCAGGTCTACGGCTATGCGCGGGTCTACGGCAATGCGCAGGTCTACGGCAATGCGTGGGTCTACGGCAATGCGCAGGTCTACGGCAATGCGCAGGTCTACGGCAATGCGTGGGTCTACGGCAATGCGTGGGAGAAATCCCCGCTCTACATCCAGGGTTCGCGTCATCCCCTCACAAACGCCAAACACGGCCACATACAAATTGGATGCCACCTCGGGACGTTCGCGTGGTGGGCTGAGAACTACAAACAGGTAGGCAAAGAGGCCGGGTACACCCCCGACGAAATCGAGGAATACGCCGAATACATCAAATTATTCAAGAAAGTAGGGCGATAGCCATGTGTAAATTCTTAAGCGCAATCGTAAAACGTGACGGCGAGGTATTGTACCGTCCCGAAACAGACTCCCACGAGAACCTCGTGGACTACTTTGGCTTGTCGGACTCGGGGGTGGATAACTTTGTGAGGGTGGAGTTTACATCGGACACCCCCGACAAACCGGATACCTATAAACTCCGGGTGGACGAGACAAAAACGCCCGCCTGGTTTGAGGAATATCGGGAGAAATCAATATCATATCTGCGTGACAAGATCAAGTCTATAATCGTCACGGGTGAGCGCAAAATCCTGATGGGTGGGTGTTGGATATTGTCGGAGGCAAAGGTTGGGCGACTCTTGGCGACGAGGGTGATCTGGATGAAGAACTCTCAGGTCAACGAGATGCGGGAGAACTCTCGGGTCAACGTGATGTGGGAGAACTCTCAGGTCAACGCGATGCGGGAGAACTCTCAGGTCAACGCGATGCGGGGGAACTCTCGGGTCAACGTGATGTGGGAGAACTCTCGGGTCAACGTGATGTGGGAGAACTCTCAGGTCAACGAGATGCGGGAGAACTCTCGGGTCAACGTGATGTGGGAGAACTCTCAGGTCAACGTGATGTGGGAGAACTCTCAGGTCAACGCGATGCGGGGGAACTCTCAGGTCAACGAGATGCGGGGGAACTCTCAGGTCAACGAGATGTGGAAGAACTCTCAGGTCAACGAGATGCGGGAGAACTCTCGGGTCAACGTGATGCGGGAGAACTCTCAGGTCAACGCGATGCGGGGGAACTCTCAGGTCAACGTGATGTGGGAGAACTCTCAGGTCAACGAGATGTGGAAGAACTCTCAGGTCAACGAGATGCGGGAGAACTCTCGGGTCAACGTGATGCGGGAGAACTCTCAGGTCAACGTGATGTGGGAGAACTCTTGGGTCAACGTGATGCGGGGGAACTCTCAGGTCAACGTGATGTGGGAGAACTCTTGGGTCAACGTGATGTTGGAGAACTCCAAATCTCCCAACCCGCCCAAACAAGACTTCCGCGAAAAGGCTTCCCAATGACCGAGTTTACCAACATTTCACTCTACCCCCCCTCCATCCAAACGGGGAAAACGCAACACCCGGTCGTAATCGCCTGTATTGGGTGTCACGACGATTCCTTGGGGCTGACAGATGGCCCGGCTGAATCGGTGAGGCTCAACCTGTACCGGAGTACTGCGTACCACTTGTGCCCAAAGTGTATCACGCCGGGACAGGCGGCCAGGAGGGATAAGGGGGTGACGGACTATCACCATCATAAATCGGCAGGGAAGAAGGTGGGGGGTTGACATTCACCGGAGAATTGATTATATTGTCCTCCTGCACTGGCCACGCAGACTTTTTCCCTCATTCACCGAACCTTCCCCGTGGCCGGAGCAGAGTTCTATCGGTGGGTGGGGGAAATTTTGTTTCTACCGCGTTGCCTGGGGGTGGCCCCAAAACTTCCGCCGTAAATGGTGGTTGGGTCGAGTAGAGAGGCCTCGATGATCGCGCCGGTCGAGAAAAGCGTCCAGTTCTAAAAACCCCCCTGTTGAAAGGGGGTGGGGGGATAGTAAAATGACGTTTTTGCTCTAGGCTTTCCGGGCTGGGCGACCCTTCGGGTGTGACGCTTACTCGCCGTCGCTCGTAAGCGGATGAGAGTGTGAATGTCAGTCGGGAGAAATCAAAGTCGGTCGAACTTCGGCCAGCACACCTATAAAAACCGCTCTTGATCTTGAATAACTAGAGCGGGTGAAAATGCTTTTCGAATCAAACTGGGGATCGCGGCGGGAACGATGGGAAGAGGTAAGGCGAGAAAGTTCGGAGAGGGGTATTACAAGGGGGTTTGGTCAAGGCGAAATAAAGACTACGGGTTCGTGTACGTTTTCGACCTCGGCTTTGATACCCTTTACAAAATAGGATGCTCAAAAAGCTGGGAGAAACGACTCAGGCATCTCCGTGCGGGGAACCCAAACATGGGATTGGTTGCACTCTGGAGGGTGGGGCATATGAAGCGAGACGAAGAAAAAATCCATCTTGTGATGTCGCACCGGTGGGTCGAACGAGAAATCTTTAGGTTGCGGGGGGATGATATCTTATTATTAAAACAGTTCTTTCAGGATCACCCAGTCGATGACTTCCGCGACGATAATTGGAAAGTCCTTCGCAGACTCGCAGGTATCGAATGAGTCTGCTTCATGATTTACCCATTTATCTATCCCCCGCACTTGACTCTGAGTTTCCCTTTGTGTATAGTGAAACACGGTGGCGCAAAGAGGGAGGTCTCGTGAGAACGAGTGATGGGTGGGTCAGCCGGATAAGGAATCCATCCCAAAGGGCCGCCCCACACCGAACGCCGAGTGACCCATGCGCCACCGTTAATTTATACACAGTCACCCCACGATCAACCAGGATAAACGATGTCAGCCTCCCCCTATAAGACGTTAGCCCTCCAACCAAGGTTCGGCCACCCGGAGAACTCGGTGGTGAAGATTCTCGATTTCCCCGATCCTGAAAGTTGGATGGACTTCGTGGAGGCAATAAATATCTTGGGGGGCGGGAACCGGCGGGGGTTAAGATGAAAATAAATCCCGCCGTCCTCTTGACATTGAGTTTCCCGCTTCGTACCATTCAGAATGAAACCCCTCCTCCTCTCCCTCGCCCTTCTTGGCTGTTCCCCTTCGTCGGAGACCATTCTCACCCGTCCGGCGTCTACCTGGTCTGCGACGGACGCCCTCACGGTGGTCGCCGCCAACACTTACCACAACATGAAATCGGGTTCCAATGTTTTGGTGATGGCTACACCGTTTACGCCAGACGTCGCCAGGGCGTTGACACGGTTGAACCAGATAAAGGACGGTCTCTCCGATTCAGCCACCTATGAGAAATTGTATTGGCTCACCAGGGCTGGAACGGGTCTCCATATTGACCGGGATGGTAAGATGTATGGGAGAGTGGACTCGTTAATGGTGATGGTGACACTCACTAACAGGCAATGGCCTTGCACTCCCCCGACAATCAACGGTAGGCCGATCCTCGCCATGTCTGCCGTCCCATGTGAGACCCCAAGCATCGACGACATCGACCGGAGACTATCCCTCACCACGTCAACCGGGGACACCATGTACCCGGATGTTGTGTGGGGTCGTCGGAACGACATTCTCACCGAGGACGAAACACTCCTGATCGTTTTCAGATTCACGGACAGATCTTTTATGAAGTCAACGCCGGTCACGCTTGTTGTGGGCGGAATTGGTGATAGTGTGGAGTTTGAATTGAGGGGACAATGAGGGAGATCAAATTCCGGGTTTATGATACCGAAGTCCGGAGGATGTATGTTAATTGTCCCAACGTGATGGTGGACTACCGAGGTCATCCCTTGTGGCAATTTGGGTATGATGAGCCACGATATATGACTGATTGTGTCGTGATGCAATTCACCGGACTCGAGGACAAGAGCGGGAAAGAGATTTACGAGGGGGATTTGATGTGTACGGTGAAGGGGGTCTTAATGGTTGTGCGGTGGAGCGATCTTCGGGCAAAGTTTTGCGTCGCGTGGAGAAACAGCTACAACATCAAAGCGGCGACTCTTTTTTATAAGGGTATGGAGTATGCCAGCCGAGAGGCCGAAGTCATCGGCAACATCTACGAGAATCCCGAACTTCTCAAAGGCGGACAATGAACTGGATAAACGTATTCCTCGCGGTGGGCATCCTACTCGCCCCCGGCCTAATCGTCCGGCATTTGATGGGAATGGTCTCAGAGGGGATCGTGGGGGAGCCCGCGCCCGCTTTTGCATATACCGACCTGTCTGGGGAGACCGACGACATATTTAAAACTAGTAACTATGACCACATCACCCTATTGGTGTTCTCCGCCTCCTGTCCCCATTGCCGGGACATCGTACCCACATGGAACGCGCTTGCCTCCGGGCATGATGGGGAGTATGTGGGGCTTTCTATATCCCCCCAGGAAGAGACTTTGATATTTATATCGGATAACAACACCCATTTTCCCGTGATCTTGGTGGGGACATCCTTCTTGACCGGCTACCGCCTATCTGGTACGCCATCCACTATTGTGGTTAAGCGCGGCATCATCGACAGGCTCATTCAAGGAAAGCCCTCGAATGAAGACCTGGCGTATCTGAACAACTTAAACTAACAATGAGGGAATAATATGGAAAAGCGCATCGTCGAAATCAACGGGGTCAAGTTAGAGGTTGACCTCACAACCGCAAGAGTCGTCGAGTCCTACCGCGTCGGCGACAACGTGAAAGTCCTCATTAAGAAATACGGCGATTCCTTCGAGAGCCATCCCGGCGTGATCGTCGGGTTCGACCCCTTCGTAAACCGCCCCACAATCGTCATCGCATTCCTCGAAACCGGGTACAATTCGGCGGAAATCAAGTTTGTCCACCTGAACGCCGACACGAAGGATTGCGAAATCTGCCCGATGATCGAGAAGGAGTTCCCGTTCGACAAGGCGCGGGTGGAGGGGATGTTCAACCGGCACATCGGGGCGGCAGAGGCGGCTCTGGCCGAAGCGAAGAACAAGAAAGCGTATTTCCTCGCTGAGTTCGGCTCGTACTTCAAAGCCCCGGAAGAAGTTGCCGCGAAATCGTAATAACAAACCAAACATAGGAGACTACCATGAAGACCCTTTTAATCCTCTTCTCGCTCAATGCGTTCCTGTGGAGTGCGTTTGCTGTCATCAAAGATGTGGTGCCGTCACTGGCGGCGGGGCCAACCTGCCAGAAAGTGTGTGATTGTGACCCGTACCTCAACGATGGACAGGGTGGTACGGGATCGACCAGGTGTACTATTGGGTCGCAGAGCGTAATGTGCGCCGATTTTTGCGCGAGATAACCCCATGACCCCCCCGCAAGAAGATGTGGCAACAGATCACGGAGAAGACATGGACGAAGGGATGGTTTGCTCGCACCGTTGGTGGCCGCAGGTGTAGTGTCGATTCCGAAAAAGCCGTGAGGTGGTGTGCGGAGGGTTGGATGAGGAGAGTTTATGGCGACGAATGGATAGATAAAACCGCCCTGTTCGCGGCGAAGCTGGGTATTGAAACTTCTACCCACTATTGGCAGGATGAGAAATCCCGCACCTTCCGCGAAGTGAAGGCGGCGTTTAAGAGGAGTGACCTGTGAGGGCCGACAAGCCGTACCCGGAATCCCGGGTTGTTAGGTGGGCGGTTTTCTGGCGTAGTGGAGATGGGAAAGAACGCGGGGATCGGCACTTTATGTGGAACTACGCGACGACGTTGACGTTCAATACGCGGCGCGAGGCAAGGGCATATATCGAGGAGCAATACGGATACATTCGCACTCGGCCCGATCTCCGACAAGAGCCTTTCCGTTGGAGGTTGCCAGAAGCCGTGCGGGTGGATGTGATTCTTCGCAAACACAAAACAGGAGGCTCGTAAAGACATGGATGAAGTGAAGGCGGCGTTTAAGAGGTGTAACCTTTAAGAAGGAGGATGGAATGAGTTACCACACGAAAGAAACGATCCTCAAAAGTTTTGAGGAAATACAGAAGGCGTGGGGCACGATACTGCACGTCTGCCCCAATGTTCAATTCTCCGGCTCGGGTAATCCAATTACCGGAGTGTTGGAGGGGAGTATTGAGGTTGGGTCTAACGTGGGACAGCCCGTTGATCGGATGTCGCAGTTTTCAGTTTACCACGATCGGTCGGGTCTTTTTGAGTGCGGTCGCCCAAAGATTATCGGAAAGGATTTTTGGATTTGGCGGAGCGACTACCTGAAAATGCACGGGTCGGTTCATGTTCCATATAAAATATTCACGATGGAGCCGGGGATGTCTGGGGAGGATGGCAAGACCGTACCTGCGCGGATAGCGGAACGCGAACACACCCTTCAGTTGAGATTGCGTTTCCCTTCGTTCGGTATTTCTTCGTTGCTCACAGATGAGAAAAAGGTGCGTGCCGCATTGGACGGCGCACCGCCGGAGTTCCGCGAACAGTATCAAACTGCGGTTGATGCCGCAATCAAGGACGTTATGGAGTGGCAGAAGGTCTTGAAGGAAGCCGCCGCCGGGTTCGAGGTAGCAAATTCCGCCACAGGAGGCTCGTAAAGACATGGATGAAGTGAAGGCGGCGTTTAAGAGAGCGGGACTTTAATGGACACGAAGAAAAAATATCGTTTCAGTGGAACAATGAGAAATCCAAACAACGTTGCCGGTAATATTATTCTCAGTATTGGGTGCAATCTCCGTTCTGACCATCAATTGTGGTCTGATCCGTCTGAGCGAGAGGCCATTAAGATTCGCCTCGACGAACCCCACAAGCGGAAGATCGACCTTGCCGACGGAGTGCTGGTGTTGAACGTCGACGGCTACATCGGCGACAGCACGTGGAGTGAGATTGAGTACGCCCGAGCGCACAACAAACCGATCCGGTATCTGGAACCCGCCCCGACAGATAAGGAGAGAACGGAGTGAACATTTATATGGGCTACGTCGAAGACCCGCGCGAGGGGGCGGCATTGATATTTGCTTGTAGCGTCCGCGAGGCGAAGTTGCTGGCGTGGTCCATATTGAGGTCGTGGTTTCAGGTGGATTACATCGACATCTCTGTGCGACTCGTTAAGGATTCGGAATACCTTTACGCGGAGGCCGATCAAGAAAAGCTCGCGCTCGACATGCCTCATGTTGTTGAAAGCCCCCGCACCTGTAAAGACTGTGAACTGTGGGGAGTGAGTGAACTCAACGAAGAAGGATATTGCAACGATTGTCAAGACGAGCGTGAAGCAGACTCTCCCGCCCTTCCCGCAGATGGGGAGGGGAAGTGATCGCGTTTAAGCCATATCGACTCCGGAAGATCGCGTCGCATCTCCCTATCACCCCAATAATCTTGGAGGTTGGGGCGGGATTCCACTCCCCATCCATCACTAGGAAATATATTCCACATTGCGTATACTATGGCATCGAGAAACCCGGGTACGAGGGGATCAACTCCACCCCCAACACACGCGACGACCTTGACTGTATTGACCGCCACATCCTCACCGATCTCGAACAGTGGCCTAACCTGGAAGAGCATGGGGTTCGGGAGAAGATGTTCGACGCGGTGATTGCGGCCAACACCTTAGAACACCTCGCGCCAGCCACCGCCAAGTTCTATTTGACCCGTCTACCGCAATTCCTTAAATTGGGTGGCGTGTTCTACGTTGAGGTTCCAAGCCACCGCGTGTTCAAATGCTGGCTCCCGTCGAACTATGATGGCATCGAACACCGGGCCTTTCTTGACCTAGCCGACCTCATCAACCCCATATTGTCCACCTGTGAAATCTTGGAAGCCGGGACTAGGCGGGATTGGCGGAATATCCTGCGGTCTCCGTTGAGTCTGCCGGTCAAGTTGGCGTTTATGTCATCATACCCCACAGAATACACCGATCTTCTGGGGTTGTCGTATTACGTTTTGGCAAAAAGAAACCGATGAAGACTAAGAACGATACCGTAGACATCTCCCGGCTCCACCCCGATCTCAAGGAAGTCCTCCCCTTTGTCGAGGCCGTCTACAATACCACCTTAGAAGAAATGGGTGTGGGGTGGGTTGAGATGGTTGTAACAAGTGGACACGAACTCACAAGCAAGCATGGTGTCGGCAGTAAACACTACACCGCGAACAACGAGTCCGGGCTGGGTGAGGCGGTGGACATCCGATGTAACCTGTTGAATGGCACTCAGGGGACGGAGATGTGTGGGATGATTGCGAGACATCTAAGACTCCATTACCCAGGCAGGTTCAAATGTTTCTTCGAGGGATGCCTCAAACCGGAGGCTCATTGTCACATTCAATTAGCGTGAGGGGAAAATAATGGAATCACGCAGAGAATACCAACGCCGTATCGACGAGGCCAACAAGAGGGCTGAAAAGTTTGGCCCCGTTGGCCCAACCCCACTCAGCCACCCGAAGCCCGTGGTGGTCAAGGAGTTACCGAAAGTCCCGGAGACCCGGCCCGAGTCGTTCGACAAACCCCTCTTGACCATCGACGAGGAACGCGATGCCACCGAACGCCTGTTGGGCCTCCAAGTTCTCAAGAACGAACTCGCCAAGGCGTTAGCGGGGAAGATACCCGTTCGATACCAGTTGAAGGGGTTGCTTGCGGGCGGGATAGGTGGTATCTTGTTGGGCGTGGGGATGTTGATGTTCAGAGGTTGTGGGGGATGAAGAAAGACCCGATGGTGACGAGAGCCGCGAAAGAGTACGAGGCCACCCTTCGCCGTGGGGCGAAATCACGCAAGATAAGATACTACCGAAGTCGCACCTTCGACTTCACCTGTAAGTCGTGTGGTGAGAAGACGCGGGTAAGGGTAGGCGTGGTTCCGGGGGCAACATTTGTCGTGGTAGTGGTGGAGAAGAAATGATCGACTACCTCCTTCTCCTGTGCATGACGCTCCTCGCCGTAGGATTCATTCTTGTTCCTCTGGCCTACCTACTGAGGCCAAGGAAACGCAAACAACATCCACATCTATGAAAAAGAACCCACGATTAAAGGCGGTTCCCGGGTATCCGGGATACTTCGCGACTAGGGATGGGTTTGTGTGGTCAAAAAGAAAAGGCGGCCTCATTAGACTTCGTCCATACACTAATAGAACCGGGCATCAGTGTATTGTTTTCTCATACCCAGGCAAGAAGACTACTAGGCTCGTCCACCGCGTGATACTCGAAACTTTTGTAGGCCCATGTCCACCAAAACATGAAAGCCTACATGGGCCAAACGGTGTGGTGGATAACTCGGCGGGAAACCTCCGATGGGGAACGAGGTCGGAGAATGAGTTAGACAAGGCCCGCGACGGAACGTCCCTGCGCGGAGAGAATCATTTCAAGGCTAAACTGAAAGAGGTGGATGTGAAATTGATTAGAATAATGTATCCCCGATACACTCAGACGATGATCGCTAAAATTTTCGGGGTGCAGAGGGAAACAGTGGGCAGTATAGTGCGTGGCATCAATTGGGGGTGGCTATGAAGGTAGCTTGCTTCGACCTGGAGACCTCTTCGCTCTACGCTAACTCCGGCATCATCCTGTGCGCCAGCATCAAACCGTATGGTAGCCGGAAGATTACCACGTTCCGCGCCGACAAGTACCCAAGCTGGAAGACCAACAAGAGTGATAATGAGGACTTGGTGCGGGCTATCATGGCCGAGTTGGCTGAGTATGACATCCTCATAGCCCACAACGGACAGTATTTTGACAAGGCATGGCTCAATACCGTGTGCCTCAAATACGACCTCATTCCAGCCCTGCGAAGTGTGAAGTTTGTTGACCCCGTACTTCTCGCTCGCCGTCACCTACGCATGGCCCGCAATTCCCTGGCGGCCCTGATCGACTACTTCGACATCCAAGAGGAGAAGTCTCCAATCCGTTTCGCCTACTGGATCGAGGCGTCGCATGACGGCAATAAGAAGTCTCTGGACTACATCGTTAAACACTGTGAGAAAGATGTGATAGCCCTTGAGAGGGTGTACGATAAAGTCCGAAGGCTCGTCAAACAGATAGATGACGGCGGGAGTGCTTTTAGATGAAACCCTCCGACCAACTTCCCAAAATCATTATTGACCAGAAGGCTGAGACCGCCCTTGAGATCATGGCCCAGACCCCACACAAGAGGTGTTGGGTGGACAGGCTCGCAAAGGAGATGGTGGCTTCCGGCAAGTGGGAGCGGGTCTACAAGAGGGTGGGTGGAAGGTTGACTCCTGCGTACAGGGTTCGCCAAAAATAAATCCCCCACACCTATTGACTTTCTGGAATCAGTTCCTTATCATACACCATGTCATTCGACTCGCTCAACCCAACCTACCCAGACCCACCCACATGGGACGAATGGCAATCCCGGTGGGCCAGGGAGGTCGCGAGCCTCAACGCTCGTCCGGGACAGGCCGGTAGAGACCGGCGCAACCAGGAGTACCGAGACTCCGGCGTTGAGATTGACCCAAACAGGTATCACCCTTACTCGGAGTGGGAATACGAATACGCAGATTGGATCGAAGGGGTGCTTGCGAAATGGTAGACTGTGACCACATGACATACGATAGGGCCAAAAAGGTGTTGGATGGGATGGTTGAGGCTGGGATTGTTTCCTTCTCGGCCAAGTACGACATTATGAAAATCGTTATTGCCTACGGTGGGTATAGGGGCCGCGAGGCAACCAACGACGCCATCAAGATATTCACACACAGCAAATAGGGGGAGAGAATGTTTGTGTCTAGTAAGCGGTTGCGGCTCATAGAGGACAAGGTAGATCGCCTAGACCGAGCGGACGATAGAAGGTCTATGGGGGTTTCTGGTTGCAGGTCTGGTGTAGAGTCCCTCCAAATGACGATCGACCGGCTCCTAGATTACATGGGGCTGTACCAAACCGAACAACCCCATCAAATCGTGATCCGCAAGAAATCCAAGTCAACCAAATCCAAATAACGAGAGGGAGAAACAAATGGATGATCTGTGGGGATTCTTCTGGGCGGGGATTGTGATTGTGGTAATCGCCCTCCTCGTTCTGATGACTGTTCAACATCGGCACGTCGCCGGGTACTATCTTACAGGAAACACCTACCCAACAATAGGCGTTGATGTCGAGTGGGGTGTAGATAGATATATTCCGCTTGTCGGAACATCCTATCAAGACGCCGTTAAAATTATCGATTCACTTAACAAAACAATCACTATAACTGAGAGGGAGAACTAACCATGCCTATCATGGCACAGGAAACAGGAACCGATTTTGAACAGCCCACCCCGGGGACAACCCAGGCGGTGTGTGTGTTCATCCACGACATCGGTATCCAAGAGAACAATTTCAGCGGCGAGACCAAGCGTGCCCACAAGATAATCATGGCGTTCGAGTTGGCTCAGAAGCGAACAATTGGGGAGAACGCCGGGAAGCCGTTCATCTTGTCGAGCTTCTACACCCTGTCGCTCCACGAAAAGGCGGCTCTCCGCAAGGACTTGGAGGCGTGGCGGGGGAAGAAGTTCACCCCGCAGGAGTTGAAGGGATTCGACGTGGAAACCGTGAAGGGCGCGAACTGTCTCCTGTCCATCGTTGCCACCGAGAACGGCAAGCGGAAGATTAATGGGGTTATGGCTCTCCCCACCGGGATGCCGACCATCACCGCGAGTCTCACCGAACCACCTGACAAATATATCGAGTGGATCGAAAAGGAGAAATCAAAACAGATCAAGCCCGAGCCCACCACGGAAATAATCCAAGCCGAGCCCACAGATGACACGACTCCACCCTTCTGACCCATGCCAATCGAAGCCAGAGAAGGTCTACCCGAGCGCGTCTTCGTCGGTAAGGGGTGGGAGAACAAGGGTGGCATCTCAATCTCGATCAAACAGGCCCAAATCGCCTCGCTTGTCCCTAACGAGTGGGGCGATGTCCGCCTGTTTGTCGGGAGGCTGAAGACACCGGAGGAACGATCCAAGGCCACCCATTTTGTCGCGGTGAGTGAGGGGCGGAAGACGAACGGGTGGGTGCCACCGAGGGCACCAAGTGGGATGCCGAGTGATCCTCCCGGACACACGGAGAAAGAGGATTTACCGTTTTGATGGGGTCGGGGCGACTTCGCCGTATACTCGCCGACCGAGGTGGTCTCAAACGCATCTACCCAGACGGTGCCGCCTCAATCCGGGAAGACGCGGTTGACACACTTAATTCTGGTGACTATGGATACACTTCAATGGACGCAAAACTCAGAGGGAGAAGGATGAGGAAAAAGTGTCTGGTGTACCTGAGTGGCCCATACTCGGGCGAGATAGAAAAGAACATCGCCGCCGCCAGGGAGGTTGCGATCAAACTGTGGGAGGCGGGTTATTGGGTGATCTGCCCACACCTGAACACCGCCCACTTTGAGGTTGATTGCAAGGTGGGCTACCAAGACTACATCGACGGCGATTGCCGCATGATCGACGGGTGTGACGCCTTGGTGATGCTACCGAATTGGGCTGAGAGCAGGGGGGCGGTTATTGAGAAAGACCACGCCACAGGTCGCGGCATACCGTCCTATGTGTGGCCGTCTGTCCCACCGCTCGAAGTCACCCCGGAGAACGTCTTACAGGAGGCCAACCGCCTAGTCCACGGGAATCGCGGGGCAGACTATGGGCACCCTCTCGACGATTTCTCCCGTACTGCCCAAATGTGGTCTGCGATCATGGGTCGCCAAGTCACAGCCAATCAGGTCGGCCTCTGTATGGTGGCGGTGAAACTGAGCCGCGAGTGCAATAAGCCCAAACGGGACAATCTCGTTGATGTCGCCGGATACGCCGAGACCGTACAGATGCTCAAAGAGGAGGCCGTCAGACGAGCCTTCGTAGACGATAAATAACCCCCAACCACAAGGATAATAATGACTAAGATCAGTCGCCTGATTCTACCCACCCTGGCCCTCCTTTTACTCAATACTCTGAGTAATTCACAAGACCTCGTTCGCTACGTCTGGATACCCTCATGGGACGTAAACATCCCATCGACTACCTCGAACTATGGTGACATGCCGCTCTCGGAGTTCAGGTGGAGCGTGGGTACACACTACTCCTCGTTTGCCGTCCCGATGGCCTCAAATGGCTCCTCGATCACATGGAACAATCTCCTGATCGACCGGAGGCAACAGGTGAACGCGGCGGCACACGCGGCGGGTAAGCCTATATATTTGTGCCTTGGGGGGTCTGGGTCTGACGGGTGGATGACTTCGGCGTTCTCACCGGCAAACAGGGCCAACGCGATCCAAACGTTACTCGCGGCTCGCAGAGAATACAAGTACGACGGGTTTGACTTCGATTGGGAGCCGTTCGGTAGGTCTGACACCGCAATCTTCTATCCCTTTGTCCGTGAACTCTATGCCGCCCTTGCCAACGAACCAACCTACTTCGGCACACCGGAACGTCCAGCAATCGTCCTCACCATGTCCCCTGCCGGGAACCAGTGGGGGTTAGCGTTGAAACCGATGGGACCCTACCTCAAGTTTGTCGTCCTGATGGCTTACGACAAGATGGGGACGTGGACCGTCGTATCGTACTACGATTGCGCGGTGACATCCGGTGGGGTGCGTGTAGGCTCACAGGAGCCAGCCACAATGGAGCGTCAGGCCGGACAAACAGTGGGCTTCGACCCCAAGAAGATCATTGTTGGCCTGGATGTGATGGGGGCATTAATGAGCGGCGTGACAGCCCCAATGCAAACCATCCCGTCCGGCGTAACCATCAACGCAGACTACAAGTTCGACACATTCTACCGGGATGTGCTGATGGCTGATCCCAAGCCGGAGATAAAGTACGACGCCGTGGCGGGTGCGTATTGGTGTGCTAAGGGTGGGAACTTCTACTCGTTCATGGGTGCGCCGGGGCACGACCTGGCAATCGGCAAGGCGTTCTCATTCCTCAAGGGGAAGGGGTACGGTGGTGTCGCCTTGTGGAATTGGTCGGAAGCCTACTTGGGGTTTACCAAGTTCACCCCATCCAACTATCCGGTCTTGGATAGGGACTGGGCTGGAAGCGCGTTCCTCAAGTATGCCGGGGTGGTAGTCCCACCTCCTCCCCCGCCACCCCCAACCGATACATCAGCGTGTGACACGGTGTACCGGGTTATCACGATCAGAGATTCCCTGTTCTTCCGGCTTGTGCCCATTATCTCCGGGTACGACACCGTGAGGGTGAGGTAGTGTCGAGGAGGCGCAAGTCCAAACGCAAGAAACTCGTCCCCATGCCGCGCCTGATGCGGGATGCTGTATCCGCGTTCAACGGGTGGATACGAAGACGGGATTTCGCGTGTATGACTTGCGGAACGACCAAGAAGCCTACCGCGAGTCATCTGATAACGGCTAGGAGGGTTGCTACCCGATTCTCTGAAATCGGCGTAGTGAAGATGTGCCGGGATTGTAATATGAGGCATGAGTTCTTTCCAGAACTGATGACTTCCAAGTGGCTCAAACAATATGGACTCGTCGCCTACCACAACCTTGTCGCGGAATCCCTCAAGCCGAAGAAATACAAACGGCACGAACTAGAGAACATCATCCAGACTTACCTCAACAAATGAGTCCCGAGGTATTAGAGGCGTGGGCGCGTTACCTGTTACACTGTGAGGAAATGGGGAAGAAGTTGTCCACCCCAGCGGTCAAGATGGCCCTGGTGAAAGTGTTTGAGATTGCCAACGGGAACGCTTCGATGGCCGAAGCTCTCATCAACCAATCGGTTGAAAGCGGGTGGGTGCAGATATACCCGCTGACGGCTCACAACATGGAACGGTACAAGGCGAGAGAGCGGGATAAGAAGAAGTTTATGGTGACTCCTTGCGCCTACTGCCAGAAACCGATTACCGAGAGTAACCGCAGTTGGCATGAGGGCAATGAGTGTCCAAACTTCAAGCTGGCCGACCCGCAACAGGTGGCAGACGCGGTGAAACAGTTGACCGAGAAGTGGAAGGTAAACTAGTGGCGAAGGTCGCAGAGGGCAACCGTATAGACAAGTACCACTACTTGCGGAAGTCGTACCGCAAGGATGGTATATATCTCAAAGTCCACGAACTCCCCATCCCAGAGCAAAAGGAACTCTTTAGCCAACTCTTCCACGCCCACGACTTCGAGCGGGAGTTCATCGTGAAGCGATTTCTTGCTAGGCGGATTGTGGCTGAGTGTCGAGAGAAGCATATCGAATGTGACCCCAAATTGATTGCGTTAGCTAAGTCCGAATTTGTGCCAAACGTTGTCCCATCGGAGGAGGATGATGAGTGAAATCACCCTCGCCAAAAAGGTCAACCCGAACGAGGTTCGCTACGGTGAAACCTTCAACTGTATCGACTGTGGGGACGATGTGGTCAGGGGTGGGGCAACCCATTTCAGGTGCCCCCGGTGTGCCAGAGAGGCCACCCTTGGTATCCGATCCAAAAAGATCGCCCACTATTTCCCCGTGGTTAGGGACGACATGGCGTGGCTCCCGTCCTACCTGTTGAGTAGGGACGAAGACGACACCGACAGGGCGAGGGAGGTCGGTATCCCAAAGCGGGATCGGCCCGGTGAATGGTTGGAATCGGCCCTCAACATCAAGTCCCCGTGTGGTGGGTGTGGTAACGCCCCAAGGTGTCGAGACCAGAAATTGATGTGTAAGGCGTTCTATGTGTGGGCCGATGGAAGGAAGAGTAAGAACGGGTGGGGTAAGAGGATCGACCCATCCAGGAAGTATTACAAGATGAGTTTCCCCAATGACAAAGAAGAAAGTACGACCTCAGCCCAACAAAGAGCCCGTCGAAACACCCACCCTTCCAACACACCTTCAAAAGTGGGTAGACGAAAATGGTCTTCCCTCAACAGTGAGAATCCCCGATGATCTGGAAGACCCGTGGGGGACAACCGGTGGGAGCGGTGGGAAGGTAAAAAAGAGGGAGGTTGAATAAGAGTATGAGAGCTATATCGGGTTTCCCCGGTTACTTCGCAACGGAGGGCGGGAATATCTACTCGATTAAACGTCGGGGGCGACATGGTGGGTATGGCCCACTCCACAAGCTTGTGCCAACGAGAGACCGAGAGGGCTATCTTATCGTGAATCTGTATAGGGGTGGAAAGCCGCACCTTCGGATGGTGCATCGGCTAGTTTTGGAAACTTTCATAGGCCCGCGCCCATTGGGGATGGAGTGCTGTCATGGGCCGAGCGGAAAACTCGACAACTCTATCGGGAATCTTGTGTGGGGTACGCGCTCCAAAAATTATGGCGAGGATAGGGTGAGAGATGGCACTCATTGTCGAGGCGAACGTCATCCATTCGCCAAACTCAATTCTCTTCAGGCTCGCGTGATCCGGCGGGCCTATTCCAAGAGAGGGGGTGGTGGGCTGTCTGGGCCAGCATTAGCAAGAGTTTTCTTGGTAAGCCACTCGACAATCGGTCGGATTATCAGGATGGAGAGCTATGTCTAGTGGAGATACATTATGGGGCCAGCCCGATCAGCGCGTGGAGGGAGGGACGCACCGACCAGAACCGGCCCCAAATGGTACTTAATCGAGCGGGAACGACCCTCCTAGCCCGTTTTACCGGGGAGGGGTAGTCTCGATAGCCTTCGCCTGCTTGGCGACAGCCAGCCTGATCGTGCCGATCCCCAGCAACTCGATAATCTGTTGAAACTCGGGACTAGCGAAGAACTGCATAATCGACAAATCCCCGGTGAGGAAGTGAACCGCTTGGATGAGAAGCCCGAGTATCACCAGAATGTACGTTTTCTTTCCTGCAAGCCACGTCATGATTGTTGTTCCTTTGTGATTATTGTCCGAAAAATGGCAGTAGCTCCATCAGGCTTTTGAGTTCCCCGATGTGGTGTATTGCCAGACCATACACCCAGATGTGAAACAAAACAACAAGTAGCGTCATCTTCTTGTGGGCCATCACGATAGGTAGAATCTCCGCAATCACCACGGCTAGCGCCGCATACTGATCCGACATTACTTCGTGGGGCTTCCTCATTTCTTCTGCGACACCAACCTTTCGATACGATCCAACTGTTCTTTGATGGCCCCCATCCTCTCAGACTGTATGGCGTCAACGATACTGTTGGCTTGATCGGCCACCACGTTGGCCTGTATCGCCGCCGTGTTCTCTTTGACATCGGTGAGGACGGATTGCCCGCCGTAGGCAACAACACCCAAGAGGATAGCGATAAGCCCAAGGGCGGCCCTCCAAATATTTTTATCGATGATGTAACTTCCATTGTTATCGGATTTGACCATCGGTTCCACTTATACCCCCTGCGGTTTGTCAGTCGGCTCGGGTGATCCGGCCAACATGAAATCAAGGTTCACAAGGTCAAGCGGCGAGAGGCCCGCCTTCTCAAACTTGGCAATCGGGATGGGCGGTTCGATGTTTGGGAGAATGACCTCGCCCTCCATCAACTCGTCCAACTCCGCCTGAAACTTATCCACCTCCGCATCACGAATCTTCCTGCCACCACCCTCCACCTTGTCGCCGTATTTCTCGTATAGTGAATCGGTGAGTTTCTGAATCCTCGTCAACTCTTCTGTGGCCGCTTGGAGGAATTTCCCCATTCTAAACGCGGTGTAGATGTCTACCGAGTGGGCCGGGGGGCTGGCGACACGCTTGAGACTGTCAGTTTTACTGAGGAACGATTTAACTGTGAATTGTGGCATGGTTTCCCTCTTTTGGATTGTTGTTGGATTAGTTGTCTTCCGTGATCGTCTGGATTACGATGGTCGCCGTTTCACCGGGAGTGGTGCCGATATGATTGATCGGGGCGGCTTCTTGGCCGTTGACACGCGGCACAAATGCGTCGGGGGTGATGTATCGCCCCGACAACACAGACCCCGAGGCAATCTGAGTGCCGCTGTTCGATGTGGCGACGTATGACGTTCCGTTGGTGAAAACCGTTACAGAGTAAATCCTGCAATTATGATCCACCGTGTATGAGCCATCCCAATATAGCGTGCCGTACTCCCATTTGAACGTGAAAGCTGACTGCCCCCCGCCACCCGGCGGATTAGACGAGATGAATTTTGGTATGTTGATGTCGGGTTCGTTTTGACACCCGATAACGAAGGTTGTAAGTAACAGTAGTATGATATATTTCATTTGATTCCTAGTTATGAGATGGAATTGAGGACTTCGGCATGAACTGAAATCTGGCGAACCTTGTGGGCCGAAGATGCCGCACTCCATGTAGCGGAGAACTTCAGATCGGCCCCGGCGGTGAAATCCACGGCGGTTGTGTTAGTGTTGATTATGGCTGTTTGATACGCCGATCCAGTAAAAAGATATTCAATCGCGTCCACCTGGACAACCCCGGCGGCTCCTCCCGTCCTGACGACGATCCTCCACTCGATTTCCCATGGATCAAGAGTGGTAGACACAGCCGCGAACGGTATGGCTCCTGTCTGCGCCAGAATGGTTGCCCCGAGTTTCAACTTGATGTTCAGGGTGGGCGTAGTGTTGTTGTGGTCACAGGTGAAAAGGGATTGAACCCTTATCACCATGCCCTGCGTGATGGCGTTCGCTGGTACTGCGAATACCTGGCTAAAATCGGTTTCTGATGTTGTGTTGGAAATGTCGGACGAGTTGGCCGTGGTCGTCCAAAACATTCCTTCGAGACCAATTCTACCAAGTTTTTGATAACCCCGGAAGCCGAGTGCGGTAGATTCCCTATACCACAATTCCCCCTCTGTCGCCGACACGGGATCAAGGAATGGTGATAGGACTAGCCCACCACTATCAATTTTTGAATATCCGCTTACAGCCAAAGAGTAGCCCGCCGCCGGAGCCATGTTCACCCCGAGCGTGTTGTTGTTGATGTAAACATCGCCAACGATTTCAACATCAACGGTCGGTGCGGTTGTGAACAGGCCAACCCGATCAGAAAAGACATACCCTTCACCGGCCTCTGCCCGGAAGTGGAATCCGGCCTTCCCCGCCGTACCACCACGATCAGCCACCCACATCTGTGCCACGTCTGCCGGGGATGTGGATGGGGCAGTACCCGATGCAAGCGACAACACCTTATCCGCGCTTGTACCGAAGCCCGTCTGTGTGCCGAGGCCAAAATTGTTGCCGAGGACAAACAGCGACCCATCCTCAGACCTTCCATGCAGACTTGCCTTCCCGGCAGTTCCCCCCAAGTCGGCAGACCACAAGGCAAACGCATCAGCCGGGGACGTTGATGGGGCCGTGCTTGACCCCATAATGATTCCACCGTTGGCAGACGTGCCAAACGCGACGTTGCCGAGTGAAAGCCGTACCGCCGTCAGGTCTCCAGCCGTCGTGTTCGCCGGGGCGGTAAGGCTTCCCACGCGCAGATGTGTCAGCAGAGTCGCGTCGCCAGCCGAAAGGAGTTGGAAGAGTGTCGCGCTGTTATATTGGAACCTGTGGGCAAGCGTCGCCGTCGTGGTGACGTTATATCGTGCGCCAGAGGTATTGTTCGTCGAGGTGAAGGAAAGAACGGGAGAGGCCCCGGAGATGTGAACGTCGGTAGCCGGAGCATTTGTCCCAACACCAAAACGACTGTTCGCCCGCGACCAATATAGGAGCGTGTTGGCCTCGTCAAGTTTTCCAGCCAATCCGCCGAAAATTACTGAACCGTCTGTCGGTGTAAACCACGATGGGGTAGTGGATGCACCTGAGACAAGCGCGAGACCGGCGGTAGCCGTACCAGCAAGGATGGCCCCGGCTGTGGTGGTTGAGTAGAATATCCCACCATTGGAGGCTGTGAGGTTCGCGTTTGTGCCACCATTGGCAAGTGGGAGGAGGCCGGTCACAGCATCGGTGTCAGCCAGATCGAGCACACCCCAAGCATATGTGGATACCCCTGTCACACGGAGAACCTGCCCCACGGTAGAAGAATTGGTGATCGCTGTGATCGCCGATGTGCCGTTACCCTGCAATAACCCGGTCAACGTGGACGCACCTGTGCCGCCCCGAGCAACAGCGAGTGTCCCAGTCCATCCGAGTGTCAAAGACGTAGCCGCCAAGAGTGCGGTGGTCGGAGAACCGCCAAGTGTGAGTGTGACGTTTGTATCGTCAACCCGAGTCAACGCCTGTCCGCCGGTGATCGAGGATGCGGCGGGCGTAATCAGGACATCGGTGGCGGCTGTGAGTCTCCCGGTGGCGCCAACTGTGAACGTGGGTGACATTGTTGCCGACCCGTAGGAGCCGGGAGTGACGGCTGTAGTTGACAACCTCGCGTCAGCCAGCGTCCCCGTCCAACCAAGTGTCAATGTCTGTGCGGCAATCGAACCCGTAACATTGGTATCATTGACAACCGCTTGCACCACGCTCGCATTGAGGCGGGCGGCGGCGAGCGTGCCAGTCCACCCAAGTGTCAACGAGGTGGCGTTGAATAGCGCGGTGGTAGGCGACCCACCGAGCGTCAGCGTGACGTTGGTATCGTCGGTTTTCGAGAGTGCGGCTGTGGAGGCCCAGAGGGGATCAGTGCCATCTGATGCCAAGTATTGCCCCGAAGTCCCCACGGCCAACGTAGCCCAAATCCCAAGCGAGTTCACCCTCAGTAAATCGCCACGCACCTTGGCACTAACGAGCGTGTCGGTGTGGGTGGTGGAAAGGATGTCGTGGTTGGCGGTGGAGATGACGGTAGTTACCGTTGAACCGGAGCCACCCGTGGTCTCCGTGGGGGTGGTGGTGGTCGCTAGCGGGGGGGCGGTGGCCCGAATCACCTTCGAGAGAACGACGAACTCATTCCTCACCCTTGAGGTCAATTCCTTCGACCAGGTGTAGAGGTCGTCCTTGGAACGAGGTTCGGGGATATGTCCGGGGGTGTAGGACATTACTTTTTGGCCTTCATCGTGGCGGCTTGTCTACGGAGATTCTCCGACATCTGGCTATTGATGGTGCCACGATTGACGAAGTTCCCCGAGGCGTCGAGTTCTATTAGTTTCTGCGCCTCTTCCGGCGAGACATAGCCACGCTTTACGAGGTCGTTCACCCCCGCCCCAGACATCTCATCAATATACTGTGTGGGCCACACATTGCGGCGGGCCATCTCTTCGACAAGCGCGTGGTCTGGGAGTGACGCCGATTCTGGGCCAAGTAGTTTTTGGTAAGCAACCCTCTGGCTGTTGGGAAGCCCGTATTGTTTGGCGGAAGCAATCATTTCCTCAACCTGCCCCATCTCCGCCGGTGTGGGGGCGAGTTTCCTCGCGGCACTCTTTCCGGCCTGTATCGCGGCGGCACCAGGAGTCACTTCGTGGGAATATACCACCGGCGCATTGCGGGCCTCCTTCACGGCAAGGTACGCCGCCTCTCTGGGGTCTCTGGCGGCGTTCCGCATGAACCTTCCCATTCCAGCCGCCCTTTCTGCCATCGTTGCCGTTTTTCCAGCGGGGCCAATGGGGGCCGCCATCGAAAGTGCCACATCTGCCACATCACCAACAAGGGGTGTGGTTGCTCTACCAAGGGCCTGTGTGAGGGGACGCAGAACGGCTAGTGGTGAACCTATGTCGCCTCCGGCTGGGACGGCAGTAGCACGATTCACCGGAGGGGCACCCTCAAACGGGGTGTGGATATTCTCCCCCAACTTTTTCAGGAGGAACGCGATAAACCCGTTGGGATCGTTGGGCATTATTCCTCCGGTTCTCTGGGTGTCTGGGGTATGGCGCGGCCAACCGTTGCGGCGGTCGAGACCTTACTCTTCTTGAAACCACGCTTCTTGGCTTGGTCGAGGGCGATACCGAGGGAAGCCTTGAATCGGGGGCTATCCATGATTTGTCTCGCGATCATGGCCTTAATCCCTATGGATGGAGACTTTGAGCTAGCCGCAAACACAGCACCCGTCATTGGCGCACCGATCCCCATGAGGTTCACATTCTCCGCCCTATTTAACGCCTTCTCGATTTCCGGCTCTAGGCGGAGCATGTTGGACTCTCTAGCGTTCAAACCCTGTGCCGCCGGAAGTTCGGCCACGATGTCCTCTTTGATACCACGAATCAACGCCTTCTTGCCCTCGATGAGCGACTGCTTCATCTCACCGTAACTCTTGCGGAGGATGGAGCCCGCCGTCTGCTTGATCCTCTGAGCTTCATCAATAGGGATGGTTCTACCGTGGGCGGCTATAAACCTTTTCTTGAGATTCTCAAGTTCCCGAAGGTGTGGCTTGGGATCAATGTCGCGCTTGAAATAATCTGCCACATCGTCAATCCTAGAGACAATCGAGCTAGTGTTTAGAGTAACCCCCCTACTCCCTGCATCCTCGGTCAACGCAAGAATCTGCTTATTCAGGTCGCCAATCTTCTCGTGTAACTTGAGGTATCCAGACTGAGTCGGGTGAATTTGCTCTGTGAGGCCGGTCGAAATAATCGCCTCACGCTCTAATGGGGATAACGACGTGGACGGCTTCACCGCGCTCCGGTATAGTTTGCGGCTCGCCGTTTCGAGTGGTAGGGCTTTCTTGGCGAGTCCAATAGGGCCAGCGATGGGGTCAACCATCGCCCCGGCCTTGCCGATAGCACTCCCGACCTCCGCCATCTTCCCGCCACCACTAGCCGCTTTCAATGCGGCACCACCACCACTCAACACCAACGAAAGATCACCAAGCACACCAACCGGATCGGTCTTGAGGGTGTTGGTGAAGTTGTCCCACCCGCCGTAACGGTTGGCTAGGTCTTCGGCTAACGCAGAGAGATGTGGCGTATCTCCCGGATTGATAGCCATACCGAGACCGGAGAAAGCCCCCGGATTCTGCGCGGCTGTCACCCCAACATCCCGGATTAGTCCACCGATCCCTTTGGCGGTCTCAATTGGCGACGTGACTATGTTGGCGATGTTGCCAAGGAACTTCCCGGCACTCTCGGGGACGTTGCTAAGCAATTCCTCACCGTATGAGGGTGCCTGTTGTGGAGCGTTCACCGGAACGGTGGAATCAACCGCCGCGCCCTTATCTTGGAGATAGGCGTTCGGGTTGAACCCACCCTTCTTTTGGAGATATTTATTAGGGTCGAAGCCCATTACTGTATCCCATGCAATTTCAGGATTTGTGCCGAACGGGGATCGTTGGGATTCTGCCTCGCCCAATCAACCGCCTCCTGGTCTTCGGGAGAGAGTTGTTGAGTCCCTTCGTCGAGCATATCGAGAATGTCAGCCTCCTCGATTTTCCCCTTGTTGGCTTTGGAGTAGGTCTTAGCGTATTGCTTTGCCATATTGGAGCGTCGGACTTTGGCACTCTTACTCATCACCAACGCGAGACTCTTGACGAACTGCCTGTTGTCGGCGGTGAGTGCGCCTGTCGTAGCCCTCTGGGCAACCTGCGCGATCCGTTGGGTGAGGGCGGCACTCCCACCAAACGGTGCCTTGTCAGCTTCCGACAAGTTGCCCACCTCACCAGACGCCCTAGCCATGAACGTGGGGATGGCGTTGTCGGCCACGGGGTTTCCGCTGTCAAGCAGGGAAACGATGGTGTCTGAGGCGTCAATCATTTGCACGTCCTTGCGAACGGAGGGATCGGCCAAGAACCTACCGGCGACGGTGTTGAGGATGGACTCTCTGGGAAGGCCAGCCCTTGATTCGTCGTCGATCTTCTTGAACTCGCTCCCCATAGATTGTTTCGTGTTGGGGTCGATGAGTTCATACTCTTGGAGTCTTGCGCCGCCTTCCGACCTAAAGACCGGATTACCAGCCTCGTCGAGTTTGGCGCGGGAGTATGGAGAACCGGATTTCGTTGCCGTTCCAGCCCTGCCACCAACCCTCACAGGGACTTGGCCTTCACCCTTTTGGAAGATGTCGTACCCTCCACCCTCTTGGTTCATTATGTCGTAGGTGGGGATTCCGATATTCCGCATACCCATAAACTGCGACAACACCCCCGGTTCACTCGCGGCTTGCGAGAGGGCGTCAACAGTCCCAGGAGAGCCGATCTTCCGGCCAAACGGCACAACATCGACACCACGAGTCTGCGGTGTGACCTGTGGAGCCATCTGTGTCGGCCCATACGACCCATCAGGACGAAGTTGTGGGGCTGGGGCTTGCTGTGGCACACCCGGTGTCGCTGGTTGCTCCTTGTACGATTGGAACGACATCAGGAGATTCCTGAGAAGCTGTTGCTTCTTGAAATCTTCCTCCTCCTTTTTGCGTAGTGTCTCCTCGGACTCAAAGTGTCGTTGGAGGCCACCGGCAAGCCCCGAGAGACCTTGATAGATTCCAGAACTGAGTTCGTTAGGCATTAAATTGCTCCGTTATCTATTGTAGGCGCGTCGTCCACCGCCACCACCAGCCATGAGGCCGGGGATGATCGCACCACCGAGTTCACCGAGGCCGCCAATCAGACCACCCAAGGCACCCTCAGACCTTTGACCCGCAATACCAGATTGAAGCCCTAGGAGTTGCATTAGGCTTGAAATCTGCGCCCCCGCACGACCCTGTTCCAACTGGCCGAACTGTGGGGCGAATTGGCCGTATACATCATTCTCCGCACGTTGGGCGTAAGCGAACGGGTTGGTGAATCCCATCGAATAGCCCCTCCCGGCACCGAGTTGACCAGCCTGAGCAACGGCGCGATTCTGCTGTTGGGTCAGGTTACGACCCGACACATCGTAGAGGTTGTTGACCATCGGTGAGAGACCACCATGGATCAGGGAGTTGATGTAACTCTCAAGTCCACCGAGGGAGTTTTCGCGTTGATTAGTGAAGATGCTCATATTAGCCTGTTGCGTTTTAGGTAGAAATTCGTTATACTATGGAAACTTCAGGAGAGAGAACCCCATGAAAAAATCCCCGGATACCCCGGCTTGGGGTACGCCAATATCCGGCGCAGAACTTGCACGGATGTTTCATCGCGGAGAGTCCACCATTTACAATATTCTTTACGGTAACACCTGGAAACATCTGTTATAATTTCTTCTTGTAGAGTACCCCAGGGTTTCCCGCCGACGGGCTGTTTTGGCCAGCCGTACCTTGCACCGCGCCGGTTCCAGTTGCCGTACCCGGTGCGCCACCCAGCCCTATGTCCCCGCCAGCATAATTAAGTGTAAGCGAGTCGGTGTAATTGTGGTAGAAGAGGTCTATGAGACCACCATTCCCCGGCCCGCCAGCCCCGCCGCCATGTCCAGACTCGTTGGCTGTGGTTCCCCCTGACGCATTTGCGCCTCGTCCACCGGGGCCACCCTTGCCGCCCTTTACGGTGATCGTGCCGTTACCCTCTATGGTATGAAAAGCAACCCACACTTTCCCACCCGGCTGTCCGGGTGATCCCCCTACACCATGCCCCCCTATACAGTAACCAGCCCCGGACGTTCCCGAAATCCCGCGCGCCCCACCACCACCACTCCCGGAACCAGCCGCATATCGGACAAACTTAACGAAGTCTGTCAGCGCGGTTGTGGCTGTGGTGAACGCCCGATCCATATACATAGTGATGAAGTCGAGTCGTTTCCCACTAATCGCTGATGGGGCGGTGCAGGAACCAGCCGCTCCACCTACCCCGCCAGTTTGCGCCCCGGCCCCACCCCCATTCCCACCAGCCACTCCATTAGAACCGATACAGTCTGTGACAGTAGACCCCGCGCCACCGTTTGTCCCGGCTCTGACACCAGCGTCGCTCCCATCTCCTCCGGCGGGGCCAGCCGTTGCAGAGGCACCACGGGTGAGATATTGGTCACTCTTGGCGGTTGTCGCTCCGCCATCAGAACCACTCGCGCCCACCGTGGAGTTCGTCGTGTTGGCGGGAGCGTCTCCACCAGCCGCCCCGGCCGCCCCCGTGTCATTTAGGGTTCCATATAATCTCAGACGACCAGTTCCAAAGATTCTAAACCCAGCCGTATAAATGTCAATCCCCGGATTAACTGTTAGATTGATGGCATGCATATCCCGCGTGAGTGTCGTGTCTGCGGTCGGAGTTATTGATCCGTCTATTCCTCCGCCCCACCAAGCATCAACTGCGTCCAAGTCTGCGATAGTCGCAATGACCGTCGTATCCACCTTGATGGTGTCGCGTGTACCTGGGGAAATGTTGATGGTGGTGTCGCCGGTGACAGACGTACCCGCCGAGTCCAGCCTGACTATCCCGTTCCGGTACGAGTAGTACACCCCCGCCGACCCTCGGGCAAATATGAACCCATGATCCCACCCTGTCACACTCTGTGTGCCGAGGGAGTCAAAGTCCACACCCTTGTTCACCTTCGCCGTGTCCATTTGCCGGTTCTGGGCGAACGATTGCCCAAATGTCAATACCAGCGAGATTAGTATTAAATTGATATATCGCATTTATTCTCCTGACCGCGAGACTCGCGGCCTTGTCCGACCGAAATACTCCACCGAGGCTATCTGGAACACGCTCCCAGAGGAAAGCCGTTCACGGCTCGATGCCGCGTTATTGTATTCAATTTTGAATGATTGTCCCACCCTCTTGACGTAGGGGGTGAACTTGAGGACAAGTCTTGTTGCGGACACACTCTGGGCGGTGGTATCCAAGCCTTCGGCGTTCTCATTTTTGATGTCCACTTCCAAATTACCCGTCATTGTGGAACTTGCACCGGCAGAGTCCTTAAAACTCCGGTTGATGACCACCTTACTCAGCAACGCCTCAACACTCTCCCCGTCAAACAAGAGGTCGCCGGTGTTGAAGTGTGGAACGATGGCCGTCCCGTTGTCGCTGTATGTGAATGGGTACGCCCCAGCACTGTATGACCGCGTAAGACGATATGTGTTGGGGGAAGTCTCGGTGGACGTCCCTAAAATATGGCCATTCCTTAATTGAGTTACCCACCGGAAGGACAGTGTGGGGACACCAGCGAAGGCGGTCTCCTTGAGTGAAATCTTTGACCACAACCCCTGATGGAAAAGGTATTGCTTGTCGGTGAAATCGACAGACGCCTTCGTGTTGTCAAAGAGGAATAAGACACTCTTGAGTTCCGGGAGGTAGACGACTGTTGCCGACTCCTTGTTGGCCGAACTGATCTTCGATGGCGTTCGGTAGGTGTCGAGCCAATCGTTCTTGTCGGGCCTCTCGATAATCGGGGTGAGGTTGCCCTCCCGGAAGGCGTAGATGTCGTCGTATCCGGGGAAGTAGATGATCCCCACGTCGTCCTTTGTCCACCCGTTCACTGTTGACGCGCCCACATCCTTGCTCTCGATTGTCTGGACAAGATCAATCAGTTGGCCGATCACAACAATCCTGGCCCTGATGACCCCGCGCTCCTTGAGAACGATGAACTCGTCTACCCCGGAGGGGATGATGGCGTTGACCTTTGTTCCCACCATGGGATCAACACGCAGGAGGTAGACACCCTCCTCGTTGGAGAAGATGTCGGGCTGTATGACCCCACTATTGAGGTCAACCGCACCACCAACAGGATTTGTGAATACATGGTCACGGTCAACCATCGTTTGTGAGACAATGTAAGCGTTTGCAATCAGCCTCCGGGAAGACACGATTTCCTCGGTAGAATAGGCGTACATGATGTCGGGGGTGTCGATGTTGTACCCCGAATCAGTCTGGAACGTCTCTCCCCCAATACCAAAGAGGTTCCCATCCACAACGATACTCTGTGTGAACCTGCCTGTTGATCCGGTGAACGTCCACCCGGAGGCGTACTTGTCGGCTTGGGTCAGCGATACGGTAGCGAGATATTGGTACGGGTTCTTCCTGACCGTCGCCTGTCCGTCGTCCTGGGCGATATAGATGCGTATTCCCGTCACCCGTTTGTTGAGTGTGGCAAGGGAGAACGACAGGTTGACGGTCAGGCCCCCCGTTCCATCGGGGAGGTAGTTGTTCGTCCAATGACCCGAGGCAACACTGTAATCAGACACCGTTTCCCACTTGGTCGGTTTGCCGATCTGGAACCCGTCGTAGATGAGCGCGGTGGCGAGCCAGTACGTCTTGGCGGTCGGGAGGGCAACGGCCTCGGGATCGACGTACTGATAATCCAACTTCATCCATGCTAAGTCAACGGCATTTGTCGAAGCGTTGGCGCGGTCGAAGCGAATCATAAACTTCTGGATACTTGCCAGATCACCAAGGGCGGAATTATTGATAACGATGGTTTGAGTGGTGAACCCAGCCACTCCAAGAGACAAATAATCGGTCGCTGAAAATTCAAGGTTCGCGCCGCCTCTAGCAATAAATAATTGAACGCGGAGTGACGCGGTTGAATTAACGCGATAGCGAAACGTAATCGTCAACGTCCCCTGATTGTGGAGCAGGTGCGTCAGGGGGGCAAACTCGATTTGAAGCCCAGTGTTAAACCCCAGGGCTGTTTGTGTTGATGCGGCAGTCAGATAGTCGGCATCATTGGTGGATGGCCCATCGTCAATCGCCGTATGAAGTTGTCCCGCTGTGCCACCAGTCTGAGTCCAAGTCCCAGCACCAGCCGCCCCGGAAGCGAACGCATACACCGGATCGCCACGTTCCTCAAGGAACCCACCGTTTGACATGGTGAACTTGGTGCTCCCGAGAACGTCGGTCTCGCTCTTGCACTCCCTCTCAGCCGCGTATGTCCCGTCGAAGGCCAGAGTCCTCGTATGGGACGGCAGGAACGAGCGGGTGAGTCTGGGTGTGATGTGGATGCCCCGCAAGCCCCGCGTTGTGCCCTGACCACCAGAAAGACGGAGAATACTATTCTCGGCGTTGACGGTCGGCGGATTGGCCTTGTCGTCGTTGTAGGTTGGTGCAAAATACCTAATCAGGTATGTGTTTGTAACAACCCAAGAAAGTGTGGACGGGTTGCCCGAGAGTGTGAAGGTCGATGTTCCAGCCGCCGCCGCGTCGTACTGGTAGTCGCTGATGAGAAGCCGCTCGGTCTGCGTGACATTAACGAGCGTCCACCCATCGTAGAAGTCGTCGGTCGAGGAGAGGCCGAGCGCATCGGAGCCGGTGATGATTACCTGTGTCGAGGACACACTACCGGCGGCCCCGGTGAACACCTTGATCGCGGGGATGTTCTCGTGGAAGTTCCAGTAAAGCACAATATCGTCTGTGCCCGTCCAGTTAAGTCCGGTAGCGTCTACGTCTTCAACCAGGGTCAGGATCGGTGACGCCCCACCCGTAGAGGTCTTCACCTGTGCGGTTTCACCCTGTGTGATATTGCGAACACTCCACCCGTTATAGTAACTTGTGGCTGTATTGTATCCGGCTGGCGCAGATGCCCATTGCATCTGGTTCGCCGTCGGCATGGTGAAAGTGTCAGTTACGAGCAACTGGTAGTCCAGTGGGATTATTTCGGTGTTCCTCGACGTTCCTATGTAGTGCGGAGAAATCCAAATCCTCTTATCCGAGTTGTCCGTGAAATACAGATGTTCGTCGTCGTCCTGGGGGTTCTGGATGGGCTTGGTAATCAGGATTTCCGTACCCGTGGGTATGGTGATCCCACCATGCGACACATCGTATATCTCGTAGCCCGTCCTGATGCGACCTATCCCATCACTAAGGTTGGGGACAAGATTCACCAATGACTGAAACGCACCCGGCAGTCGTTCCTTAACGACCCGCGTAGCGTCGGCAAGCCACGCTTTCGTGATTTTCAGTAAAGGTTTCTCGGCTATCTTCATTTAACCGGCCTTGCCCCCGTTTAGTGCGCCCTCTGCCCCCAGAATCTTGGCAAGCGTGATCTTGACACGCTCGGCCCTGATTGGGAGCGACCCCAAATCCCCGATCTCGGAGAAGTAGAGCCCGCAAGCCATATCAACCACCGTATCCCACCACACACTCGGGATGCTCACATCGGTTGTCCCCTGAATCCCCTCGTCTTTCTTGAGGTGGTAGAAGGTGCCTGTGCCGGACGAAAGGATTGTCCCTGCGTCGTAGGCGTATATCTTGTCGGCCTCCACCACGAACGCCGCATCTCCAATATGGGGGATCGTGTCATTGTCGAGGTCGTCCTTCCTGGGGTGGTAAGTGAACCGCTTGGTTGACCCGGACTTCGTGAGGGCCAACGGCATATTGTTGTACGTTGATTCAGGCGTGACGCCAGCCGAAGCGAACGTCACCGCCTGGGTGTCAACGAGCGGTTGAAATATGGTTCTCGCTTTGGCCTTGTCCACCAATGAGTAAACAAGGTGAACGAAGTCATTGATGGCCCGGTTGATGTAGTCGCTACGCTGGGCTACGGTGAGTGTGGTGCCAGCCGCGCTTGCGGCGGCGGGGTCTTCAATCGCTCGGGCGAACCGCAGATGAATTTCGTCGAAGTTTGCCGACGGCATCTAGTGATCCTTAAAATTCGTGGAAGAATATCTGGTGAGGCACAGACTTGCGCGTTCTCTGCACACCGATTGCCCTGCCAATCTCGTTGGAATACGCCTGAGAGTAGTACCCAATCTGGTCTGAGCCCACCACCGGAGCGAGTTCGGCGGTTGCACCGTAGAACAACGCGGCGTCGAAGTGTGAAGGTGTCTCAGGTTCTGCCGATGCCGAGATGTTCGTCGTCGGAATCTTGTAGTAGTAGATGACGTAGGTGGCGTTGGCAATCGGCTCCGGGTAGAACGTGATGACGTTGTTGTAGAGCGAGAAGAACAACGGACTCTGACCCGTTGATGTCAGGGGCTCGCGCTCGAAGGCGTCCCTATTGATCGGTGATACCTCCTCAAGCTGGAACTGGAACGACGCCGGTAACTGGATGTAGCGCATCCTAAAGAAGCCGGAAGACGTTGCACCAGCCGGGTTCTCGATGGAACTTGCCACCGAGAGAACGATGAACCGCACCAGCGTGTTGTCTGAGGTGGATTTGAGCGTCATGCCGGTCAGGGACTGAGAGACAATCGTGATCTCCTCATTTGTCGCGCCCGTCCCGCCAATCCTCGCCTCCTGAACAACGAAGCGGTACGAGGGAACCGTGGCCCCATAGGAATCAACGTATGTCTGCGTGAAAGCCTTGTCCCACACAAACGCCGTGTTGGTGGAATTGATTATCACGTCCGTCCGGTTGCTCACGGTGCCGTATTGGGCTTCGGTGAGAAGGACGCCACCAGCGGTAGCCAGATCATACGACGCACCCCCAGAGGAGATGGTGACATTCATGTTCTCTTCGAGGCACAGAGTATCCTCTGCGATCCTGCGGGAGATGTCATCCATCGTCTGAAAGATAATGCTATCGGTGAGCCTGTCGTCGTTGATGGCCCCCAAGGTGGCCCTGATGCGACCCGATATTTTGGTGCTACGGTTTGCCATTTAGGAATCTGTCCTTTTAAAAAGGATACAATAGTCCTCATGGGTGAGTCTCCTCACCCACAAGGAGGAAGCTAGTTCAGGAGCCTGATGTAAAACCTGACCGTCGCGCCCGTCACAAGCGTGGTAGCGGTGATGTAGTTGATCTCGAACTTGATCTGATCGTAACCACCAACGGTCGCAATCGGAAGATTCGCAATCAACTGGTCTCCACCGGAACCCGCGAGTTGCAGGGTGTCCGCGAGAACAAACGCGGTCTCAAGCCCGGTGACGGACTCCTTGAGCATGTAAGAAACGATAACATACGCGCTATCGGTAGCCGACCCCAGGATCACGATGTTGTCGGCGGGAGCGAACTGCCGGTACACCGTGGTGTCGGTTGCCGAAGAAGCGACGTAGTTAAGCTTCTTGTAAACCTCCGTCGTTACGTTCTGGGTGGGAATCACCTGGGCCGTCGCCAGCGACGTCCAGAGAAATCCCGCCAGAATGAACGCCAGCGTGAACTTGTTTTTCATCTTTCTTTCCTTCTTTTTTATAAGCGTTGTGAACTCGTTTGGCGTGGTTCATAAGTGCGATAGCTTTCTCGAACTCTTCACCACACTGTTTACATCGGAGCATCTTAGTGTACGGTCTCACGACTCCTTCGGTATGGAACGCCCTGTTGTGAGCGGCAAGTGCCATAGGCAACTTGAACCCCAAATCACACTTCGGACAATAAAGGGGGGCAGTTACTTCACCCCCCCTAAACATACCAGAGAAACGAGAATCCCGCAGTATCCTACTGGCCACACCATCCGGGAGATCGAGGTACGGGTGGAAGTCGTACTTCCTTGTCCGCAACGCTCCCCGGCGTGCCCGTAAGGACACCGAAAAACCATCAGACGTGCCGATGTATGTTACTCTGACCATTACGACCAGGTAGTCGGGATGGTAGCCGCCGTCGAGTGCGTGTAGAGAATCGCAGACGACTGGTTGACGACTGTGGAATCAACCCCGGAGTCCTGCGAGAGCGCGTAGTCCGCCCTGCGATCACCGTAGATCGAACCACCGGCAAACCCCATGAGGTTGCCGTAATCCATATTGTTACTACCGCTTTGGTCTGGGGAAACTTGAGCGGCGGGAACCACATTTCTGAGTTCCTCTTGCGTTTCATTTATATCGCAAGATCGGACTATTGCATCCCATTGCTGGGTCTTCTCGTTTAGTCTCTCACGGTGGCTCACGCCTTCCGCCTCGTTGTCCCGTCGGACTTTCGAGTCAATTAGAGAAGATTTATAGAGGACAATTATATCCTTAGAGTTCTTCCATTCCAAAAGGGTCTTATCGCGCTTACTCCAGTTACATTCCTTGCAAACTACCGCAAGATTTGTAATGTCGCCCGATCCACCTTTTGAAACTGGAAGAATGTGGTCTATGTGATACTGAGTGATTTCCTTTGCACAATACTTGCATTTGCCGTCCCACTCGCCTAGAAGTTTCACGATGGCCGCCTTGGTCGGCTGATACTGACCAAATTTCACACGACGAGCGTGTTGGTTGGCGCGGTTCATAATCGCGTACTCTTCTTTGTGTTCTGCAATCCAGCGACGAGTCGCGGCCCGATGTTTCTCCGGGTTAGCGGCCCTTTTGGCTGTTTGACGAGCAAGTATTGAGTCCCGGTTCTTCAAGTAGGAACGCCTTTTATAAAGCTTGTTGCGTTCTTTGTCGAGTTCGGGATGGAGTTTACGCCACTTCCGACAAGCCTCTGCGCCATGAGCCGACTGCCACCTCTTCTTTGCGGACATCTCGTTGCCGGAATAACAATCACAGCAGAGAGTCCCGCGTTTGCGGAATTGGTCAACAGTTTTCTCGATATGGCACTGAGCGCAGATCATTAGGCGTACACTTCCTCGGTCAGGAAGTCCTCAATATACATCGTGCCACGTTCCTCTAAGTTGTTGTCTGATAAGGGTTTATCCTCTTTCCGACGCTCCATGTAATTTTCAAGGCCATACGCCCTAGCAACGGCGTTTGCACCAATGAGAACATTCATGTGAACGTCGGTGGCGGAGACACCAGCACCCATCGTCGCGGCAGTCAGGTCTTCGAGCTTATTGGCCGCCACCGTGATGACGTTGTAATCGAACGACGTTTCCACGATGTTCGACTCACGCACCACGATACCAGCCCACGAACCGATGGCGTTCTGAAATACCGGGTTGTCCTTGGAGCGCGGCATCCCATTGATGTTACCGTCCTGCCAGAGCGAGTCCGCCCGGAGAGTCCGTCCACCACGCGGGTGAATCAGGAGGATCAGATGACCCTCGCCGTCCACGTTGATGGCCGAGATGTTCTCCTGTTGCCAGAACACACGGCACAGTTCGAGCGCGTCCGTGTCGAGCTTGTCGGTCGAGTCCACATCCGGCAACGTCGCCTTGCCCTTACCGAAAATCCGGTTAGGATGTGCGGTCGGGTCGGCTTCGGTCACACCGAGTTCCCTAAGCACGTTCGGAGAAAATCCCGAATACAGCGCAAAGAGTATTGAGCGGTCGTACTGCGACGCCAGCGAGTTGGCAAGGGCGTTCTTCGCCTCACTCATCAGGCTGTAAGGCGAACGCTGTAACGTTGACCGCCCGTTGATCTTGACGCCCTGACGAATGTGGGCAATCTTGACCTTGACGTTGTGCATCGTGATGCCGTCCTCGCTGTCAACCAACTGGACGTTCCCGACAACACCATCGTTGAACCATGCGGTCGTTCCGCCTCCTCCGACACCGGAGAGTTTCTTCATCAGGCCCATCGTGATCTGATCGCCGCTGTCCTTGGACAACTGCGTCTTCTGCACGATAGGCTTGTTGAGGATGTGAGCGTCAAGCGCACCTTCCCCGCCCTTGTCGGTGCCAATAAGCCCCTTAAAGACGAGAAGGTTGTTGACCTGTTCGTGAAGCAGGGTATCCCAGGCTTTGCGCGTATTCTGATGCGCACTCGCCTGTGCAAACCCCGTAGTGTAATATCCCATGACTTATTTCCTTTTTCGTTAGTTTGAGCCCTAGAGGGATTCCATCAGGGCTTCCTCCACTTTGGCCTTCGTGAACTTCTTCATGGCCGAATCTGAACCATACTTTGATATATGGCCTAAGATGTCGTCCACCTTCACGCTGACCTTTGGTGCGGAGGCCGCAACAGGACTCCCAGATTTCTGGGCCGTTTCAAGTTGTTTAGTGACCTCCTTGCGGGCGTCTTCGAGAGCTTGGGATTTCAGGTTGTCGTATTCCATGATCTTCATGACGTCGGCAAGACTCCAATCGTTAGAGCGGCCTTTGGCGTACTCCAACACCCTCTCGGGGTCTTTGTCGGGGAACTTCGACTTGAAATCCATCTTCGCTCGTTCAAGCGCGTTTTGCTGTTCCACTTGGCCTAGCCGTGCGCCGATCCTCTGGTCAATCGTCCTCTCGTAGTAAGCCTTGATGTCGGCGTCGTATTTAGCGGCACCTTCCTCGCTATACATATCGTAGGATTTACGGTCGGGGATGCCCGTCTGGTTGTAGGCTTCCAGCATCGCGGGATTGTAGTACGCTTGAGCGGCTTGCTCCATAAAGGTGCGCAAGGTCGGGTCTTTAGCCATCTGGTCGAGAAGTTGCTGAACCGGCTTAACTTTCTCATTGACCTTGGTGTATTGACCCTGTATCTCTTTGTACCCCTTGACTATCTCGGCAACCGATTTGTAGGGAGTCTCGGTGAGAGCCTTAAACTGCTCTTCGAGTTCCTTCGCTCGGGCCGCATAGTCAATTTTCTCTTCCGGCTTGGCCTCGGGGGTAGCATCCGGGGGTGCCTCGGTCGCCTTATCCGCTACGGGAGCGGCTTCGGTGACATCATCTTTGACGCCTTTGGCGTCTTGGGTTGCGGGTTCACCAGTGGCTGAACCACCTAAAGATTGGCCGACTTCCGCTGACGGTTCCCAGCCCGCCTCCGCGTTCGTCTGCTTCTCAAGGTCTTGTTCGTTGATCTGTTGATTGTCCGGCATGGTAAAAAGTCTCTCCTAAAATATGGAATTGGTTATTTAAAGTTGGAAGTTAAAATTGCATTACCCAAACTGTGCGCCCGATGTGTTGCCGAGCAAGTCGGTCTCGATTGCCTTGGAAGGCGTTGCGGACTGATTGGGTTTCGCGGCACCACCGGCCTGAGATGCGGCGATAAGCATTTGCATCCGGGCCTCCTTGATGTGGGCGATATACTTCTGTTTGCCCCGGATGTCCGAGGTCTCGAAGATGTCCTCCCAGAGCATCGGTGCCCCGAGAGCCATCATGTTCATAATGTCTAGATGTTCAGCCCTGCGTGCCGTGGGATTGGACGCAACGTGGTCGATGACCAGATCAAACCGACCAACCGTGATGTCGTTCCAGACCTTCTCGCCAATCTGCTTGTTGATGGTGATAATCTTCTGCCCTTGCTCCACCGACACCAACCCGGAGGCAACCGCCTGCTCCATCTCGGGCGGGATGTAGTTGGGGTTGTAGTCGCCAAGAATCCTGACACGCCTCTCGGTCGTGTAATTCTTCTGCATGATCTCGATGATCTTTTTCCCCTCGATCTTACGAGAAACAAAGAAGTTGTCGAACGCCTCACTGATAATGGTCTCTCCTGGCCCCTGCAACGCTTGGATGCCACGGCCACTTTTGACGCCCTGCGGAACCTGTCCGAGAGAGGCGTCACCCAGACCGGAGATTTCCTTCATCTCGGCTGTCGCGGCCAAGTCCATGTTGACAATGGCGGGGACAGCCGTCAGGTCGGAGGTAATCGGCGTCACCGCGTCACGCGGGATACCGTTGACCTCGATATACTGCCCCGTCATACCAAGGCGACGCTCCACCGCCTCCACGTCATCGACGGCACCCTTCTTGCCAAAGAAGGAGTTCTTGGCCGCCGTACCAAGGATGTGAATGATCTGGGCGTGACGCTTGTTCTTCTCGTCCTGGGGGTCGAGCAAGTCCTGGACGATCCCGGTGATTCGCCCGTTGTCGGTGTAGGCGAAGTACCCGGTGATGTCGAAGTGCTGGTACTCGGATCGCTCGTTGGAGAGCATGATCCGTCCAGCCGAGTAACTAATCTGAACGGTCTTGATCCGTTTGTTGATGAGCTTGTGGGGGACACCTGTGGTGGCTATCGCAAGTTCAACCGCCGCCTCGACATCCTTCTTCTTGAGTCCATCCGGGACGGCGGTACGTTCACCCGTTGCCTCATTGACGATGAACTGTGCGTCAATCCATTTGTATTTCTGGCAACGCAGGACAATAATCTTCTGGGCTTCCTTGTCGTAGATGAAGTCCCGCGAGACCCCGCCAGCAAGGCCGTAGTCTTCTGTGCCCGTGCCCTCAAACTTGAACGAGTCCGACGTTTCACCCTCGGTAGAAAGGTCTCCGATCTCATCCTCGAACTCGGGCCACCGGGCAATCATGGCGTCCTTCGACATCGGGACTTCCTCAATCACCCCATCGCGGTCGGTGAGGTCATACCTCTCATGGTCGCCAATGACGTACACGCGGAACGGGTTGATGCGGCGAACCGTCACCTCGCCAAGGGGGTCAAGCTCATCGCCCCACTCGCATTTGGAATACCCCCTACCGCAGATAATCATGTCGCGGAAAATCTTAGCCCGCTCGATGTCCAGGTTGTTGACATCGCTGACGTATTTGAGAAGATCGGTCATTATCTCCGCGATCAGGTAGTCGCTCTTATCGTCGCGGGGGTAGACCTTCTCGTCGGCCTTCGATTGTCGCTGGGCACCACAGATTCGGTTGACGAACTTCCTGATCTCGTTGAACGAGATGATTGGCCGGTTCTGGGATTTGAGTTTGGCCCGGGCCTCGGTGGACCATTGGCCAAGCTCGCCATCCACCCAGTTGTTGACGTAGGCGAAACACTTGAGCCAAATCTCACGTTCCTTCTCCTCGGCGAGTTTTGCGTCGCGGTAGAGTTTGAGGATGTGAAGCGGCTCGGAGTCGGCGTCTGTGATTTCTTTTTTAGATTCTGCCATATATTTGTGGCTTAAGCCTGTATAGCGGCGGCATATGCCGTATTTATGCGGCCATCCAATCAGATGTGGCGTGTTCCCTGCGCCGAGCGTTCAAGAACGCCTTCCAGCCCCTGACGGGTTCCTTCTGCGTTGGCATCCCATAGATGTGTGCGATGGCGTATTTAATGAGGTCACACATATGATCTTGCTTTTTCTCGGGACGCTCAACGGGGTTCTTGTCTTCGCCAACCTTCAAGTCTTTCCACTTGTAGACCTGCAACTCTTCCCTGGCGTGCTTACACGACCTGAATATCTTTAGCTTGGGAGTCCCATCCTCGCGAATCTTGAAGTATTCCTTAACTCTGTTGATCCCAGCCCTGACCTCATTCTCAGCCGGGTCGAAGTAGAGCCCGTTATCCGAAAACTCGTCGATGACGGATCGGCCCGTCTTCCCGTCCCGGTTGCGGCAGGAGGGGTCAATCAAGTATTGCCGGATGGTCTGTTCATGAGACTTGGTTTTGATAATCTCCGCGACCTCACTTACCAGACGGCTGGACTGATAGAACTCGTCGTAGAGATAAACGTCCCCCTTTGGGGAAACGGCGAACCATCCAACGCCGGTGGGGTTACGAAAGCCATGATCGAGCGAGATGAACCTGTACCAGTTATCAGGAATCTCGAAATCTTCGACGACGTGAGGAGCCTTGTCTTGGAACTCCTTATACACCAACCCCTCGAACGAGTCGAACGAGCCGTAGATGTACCGCTTGATCCACTCCTCGGGGTACTGAGCCAGCATCCCCTCAACATATCCCTTGGGGAGGTAGGTATTCTCGAAGGTTGTCGAATGAACCCAGAAATAATCGGGCGTTGGGTTCTGAACGAACATCTGCCACACCCAATCGCGCCCCTCGGGGTTGGATGTCCCAAACCCGGTGTGATGTACCCTCTGGCGACGAAGACGGCCCACCAGGGCCAACCACATATCCTTGTTGCACTCGGTCAACTCATCAACGTAGAAGAAGCCCAGGTTTAACGACTTGATCTTGTCGAAGGCATCTTCGAGGGCGCGGAAGAGAATCGTTGAGCCGTTGGCAAATTCGAGCGAGTTCTCCGACTGATTGAACTTCTTGACGAACCCGGACTCTTTAAGGGTGGTTCTGTGGCCGTCCACATCGACGGGAAATTCAAGAATCTCCTTGCGCGTGGTGTCCCGGAGTTCCGGGTAGGTCATACGCCCAACGAGGCCCAGGTTGTTGGGGTACCACATGGATTGGAGGATGGCCTCCGCCGAACCACAGATCGTCTTGGCGCAACCCATTCCCCCGAAATAGCCCCGGAACTTCGCTTTCGACCCATGGAACAGGGCTTGTTTGGGAAGCGGGGTGTAGGCGAGTTTGATTTCCACTACGGCTTCTCCGCCCCACACACGGGGCACGCCTTGGCAAACGCCCAATTCGTCCTACTACACCGGCAATCCCACCCCTCATCACCAGCCCCCTCGTATTTGTAGATCATGCCGGGGACTTCGGCACCGTCGTGTTTGCGGGAGACAATCCGATAATGCGCCCCATGGCGTTCACGGGCTGGGACTACGTGCCCTGAGAAGACTAAACTCATACAATCTCCCCTCGGGTCTCAGAGTTCACACCCAGACGATCTAGAAATACAGTAAACTCGTCCGGGAACATAGTGAAGAATTGTTTGTCGGTAGTTTCCCTTATAAACCATTTACCGTAAGACGGCCACACTATGGCGGGATCACCGACACCCCATCCCCACGGATGGGGTGCTCGTCCTTCGTACACCTCGGGTGAATTTAGAAACGCCTCATATTCTCGATTTGGAACACGGAAGACTGTGTTGACAGAGACTTTCCGAGCCCCATTAACACCACCTGTCATTTATCTCCTCTTCTGACACCTCTAGCCAAACACCAACCCATAGTGGATGGTGGAGCAGTGACGGAAGGAAATTCCAAAGATAAACCGCGATCCAAAACCGTCTTTGGCCAAGTAGGGTGAGTAGAAAGTGCCTCATTTGGATTCAGGATTCGGAATGATTCCGGAATCCGGATTTTGTGTGGGAATATACCCCGGAAACGAACACCCTTTTACACGCGATAGTCCCATTGTGGGGGTCACTATCGTGTATAAAACTGTTGCTGGATGGCGTAATTGACCGTTGGCGTGGTGAATCCGTTCGCCGAGCCCGCATAGGTCACGAAGAAGCGGTATTCGTCCACTAGGGGCGCAAGTGTGATCGTCGCCACCCGCGCACCAGCCGCCGTTCCAGCAACCGCCCCGACGAGCGTATCACCGGCCACAACCGCTAGAACCTCGTTATTGACCACCCTACGCATGATTACGTTGGTCACGGAGAATGAGTCCCCAAACGCCACACTAAAGGCGGCACCGGCAAGCCCCGAGGGGCGGGTGTATTTAAGGGTATCCACTTGGGAATTGGCGAATGTCCTTGTCCCATCAATGATCGCCTTGGAGTAGGATGACGGCTGGAACCCCTGGTTGATACCAGCCCCAATCAACACAAGAGCAAAAGCGGTGATTAACGAAAAGAGCGCGAATCTGTTCATGTTCATTCCCTGAAAGTCCTTCGTATTCAGTAAATTGGGCCTAGTTTAGAAACACCACATACACCGAGATCATCCCAGGTGAGTACCTGACATACGTTACCGCATTATGGTTAGCAGCCGATCCCAGGATGATTGTCATTTGCTTGTCTCGGGCGATCCTACGTTGAATACGGGGTATTGTGGTGTAGTGTCCAACATCGCCAAACATTTGACTACGGGTGGAGGGTGTACCGTGTGGAGGTGTGACTCCCACCCCAACCCCACCCACCCCACCTGTCGCTACCCCCTCCCCCCATCCTCCACCGTGCCACCCGATGTAACCTGTTGATCCTGTTGTACCTGTGGGGGAATGTCTACCATGGGGGGATTGGTTGCTGTTGCATCACGAGGTACAGCCTCACCAGGCGTAACCTGTTGTCCTAGCTCACCCTCCCCGGCTACGCCGGACTCATGGGGATTAGGTATACTGGTTGAGATGTTGATTTGTACCGGTGTTGATGTATTGGTTGAACTCTTCCACTCAGGGTTGTATGTTTCCAACACCTTAACGGCCAACCATTCCTTACCTTCTACGTCCATTCTGTCAGCTACCACACGGAGGGCACGGTCGCTTAAGGTGAGATTTGCCACCCTCTTTAATTCCTCTACCCTCTTTGCAAACTCTGGGTCGGTATGTTTCCAGGACTCAACAGCGGCATGGGTGACACCCACCTTGTTTGCACACAATGAGAGGTAGGGGAACACGGTGAACAGGGTGATAAACTTAGCCTTACGTTCCTCTGTGGTATCCTGACCCACCACGCGGGGTATTCGACCCATCTTACGACCCTCTTTAACCTGAACACCTGTTTTCACCATGTTTAGCGATGTATTCGAATCTACACCCATTTGAGGGGAAACCTTGTCGCCTCCGGCGAGGTTCGTTTCGTTCACTTTGTTAGGGGATTCGTGGGGAATCGGTGATTATGGCACGCTCT